ATCCACTGGTCTTGTGGTTTGCCATTTTAGGAGGTACCTACCATAGTACCTAACTGTAGAAGTTTTCAAAGTTTCTTCTAAGACCGTCTTTGACATTACAAAGTTCAAAACTCTGACAGATGATCGATTAAATCGACGACCTACCAGGTCTTGTATATGTGTTGGAACCATCGTCCAACCCGTCGGCTACTCTCTCACTTTCAGTGAGCATTTAGAGGGATTCCCCAGAGAGACATATACTTTATAAAGCAAATCTTACTTAGCAAGTTTTACTTCCTAACTACAGACGCCAGCAATAGGCGTAGAATATTATCAGGTGACTAATCGTTCGCCGGTTGGACTCCGACTAGATAATATTACAAACGAGGATTTGCATCATCATAATGCGGCGTAGCTCGTTCTAATCGCCGGCTAGTTTGTTCATGGTAACTACTAGTAAAACCCAAAGAGGTTGTTTATTCCTCTACTGGTGTTTCAGGGGCTTCCCCATTAAAACACGAAAGGTAAAATTCCTTTCTTTCTTGCAGTAGATCCTCATAGACGGCAATATCTTGGAGGTGGACAATTCCACCGAATTTAGGATTATTTCTTAATTTCTTCCAGATTTTCATGTTATTTAACCATGCACGTCTTAAGCCATGTTCTTGGTCCTCAATCTCCCCTACTAATAGGTGGAGAGGATACTTCAATAAACAATCAACAACAATCAAGGTATAGAGCTCTCTGTATTGGGACTCCACGCTTCTAATCTCTCCATTACATTTAATGTTAAGAAAATTCTGATTATCGAGAAATCGAAAATCTTCTAATTCTTTAGAGACAAGCTTATGAAATTGCCATTCAGAGTCTTCTGAAACTTTTTCAATTTTAAAATCACCTTGATTTCCTCTTATTAGACTTGCAACTTTGAGGTCCCAATCATTAATTTGATCTTTTTCGGTTCTTACTAGACCGAGACCCCCAAGCCATTCAGGCATATAGTATGGGACACGAGAATTCCTTATATTTGCAAAGAAATCCTCAGTCTTAACCTTAACAATATGACCCTCTATGTTCGTATAGGTCGTTTTAAACCTTTTTTGTGAACATTCTTTCATGAATAGCTTAGTTGCACGCTTAAAGTACTTTTCAGGACAAGTTTTATGTAAGTCGCGATGTACTGCGCCTAAACGATAAAACGGTTTTCCTCGAATCCCATCCTTCTTCTGGCCATATACCAGGCCAAGATTGACATACTTAATGTCATTATATGTGGGTTCCTCAGTGTCTTCATCATCGATGAAAGGTTTTTCTAAACCATACTGATACTGAACGGAATTAATCGTCAAAAAACAATCTGAACGGAAAGTCTTTCCTACTGAAGATTCCAAACCACCAAAGGCGGTGATCTTCTTCCATGCTTCAAATGCTTTTTCCTTCTTACCAGGGAAGACACAATCGTCTCCATTAACAAGAAGTCTACATCTACTGTAGCCATGGATAGGCCTGTTTGTCAACCTCAGATTTTTGCCTTCTGAGATCTCCATTGCCCATCTACATAATGCTGCATTTGCCAAGCAAAGAAACGGAAAGGAAATAATACTTCCCATAAGTTGTCCCTCCTTCTGCTGTCTGAAGTCACTATCTCTAATTTCAACTCCCTTACGAAACATTTCGTTGCAAGTGGGATCCATTATTATGTGACCAGTCAAGGCTCGTTTCATCAGAGTTACGATATTATCCTTATAGTTAACAAAAGGGTCATTACAACCGTTATTAATTTGTTCTGTCCAGATCTCGTCGAGTGAATCTAAAAGACACTCAGAAACCCAACTATGTAGGTTATCGGTACTGGCCTTATAATCGCCAGATATAAACTCTTCATCAAACCCCAATCTTCCTAGTGAATCACGTACTATAGAGTCAGTAACAGGTGTTCCAATTAAATTGAAAACCTTTTGAATCTTTAAGTTCCGCCATAACCACTTCTGGAGTGGCTTTAGGACGGCATACGTAATAGGAGGTCCGGCTGTAATACAGCGAACTTTCAAAGGCTCAGGTAACCCAATAACCATAGTTTTTGGTTCCTCTTTCATAGCCTCGAAAATCATCCTAGGATAGATTTTATCAGACCAAGCTTTCTTCAGGAAGCTTCCGTCATACTCTAAACCAAGAGTATCCTTAATCAAGACGTTCTCAAGATCTTGATCAATTCTCTCCTGGTCCCGAATACCAGCAGATCCATAAAGTTCGGTAAGTTCTGACCCTAACTTTACGGATGTTAAGCTCTTCTTAACAAGTGAATCTTGTCCAGAAAGGGCAGAATAATCTTGGCAGGTTCTTCCTATAAATCCAAGAAATTCAACGTCC